CTTGTGTTACGTGTGAGTCTAGTTGTAAATGTTTTAAAATATTATTTGTGATTAACATTTTTTTATTTTTTATATGTGAAAAGTACGTAATTGATCTTTCATGTGCATGTCCACAAGTTTTTGTTTCTTTAATTCTATCCGCCATTGGTTCAAACCATTTCATGTACTCATTAAAAATGTCTGTTCTAAATGTTGTATTTGATGTTGAGGACCAAACTGCATTTGGATTTTTTTGTAAAACTTTAGAATAATAACTAATTAAATCTATTTTGTTTACTTCTTTTATAATTGGTAAAATGTGTTGGTTCCATTCAGGATTTTGAACAAACTGAAAATGAGATATTGGGAAGGGTACATAACCTATCATTTCTACATTTTCATTATAAAGTTTGGTGTGAAACTGATCAATATTTTTATTTAAAAGGGTATCGTATTCAAATAAATTTACATATTTTGTTTTTATTAAATTATTTTTCCATAAACAATACCATCCCGTGTATGAAGTAAATAATGGGTATTCTTCCAAATTACCATCATAATTCCTTGCAATTATTACGTTGTTATAATTTTCTAATTTATCAATATCACGATTACCTAAAAATACGTACCTATAATTGTATAGATTAGAAAATTTCTTTTTATTTTCAAATTCGATAATTAAATCTTGATCGTGAACAAAAATGAAAGTTTCTGACTCGTCTTTTTTATTTATATCTATTGGTAAGCTATCCTTATACCTTTCCGCAAATTTAACTCTATTATCTTCCCATTGTTGATTCGTTTGTCCAATAGAAAGATGTGTTACTCTAACATCAAACATAACCCCGATCTTTACATTGTCTAAAAAGTTAGGTAAACAAAAACCTAAATCATAAAAATGAAATCCTTCAATTGACTCATCGAAATTGTGTTTAATATTCTTTTTATTCACAACAATAAACAACCCATCAATTAAAACAACATCCTCTAATTTATTACCAATATCTTTTGAATATGTACTAGTCCATTTTTTACCTTCATGTTTATGATTAACAACACCATACATAGTATTAAAAACTTCCCACCACTTAGCATTTGTGTCTAAGTATTTTGTCCCTGCTAACCCTAAAATACCATATTCTGGTGCCTTTTGAAAATGTTTTAGTATCTTGTCACCCCAATTCTTAGTATCCATTTCTAAATCATCATGACATAAAACAACGATGTCATGTTTAGATTCATTTAATATTTCATTATAAACTTGAGATAAGGATTTTTCCCCATTATTGACTTTTTCAATAATTTCAACTTCTTTGTACATTGAAGTTTTTTGTAAATAATCAATATATTCTTGATTATGTTGTCTTGTTGAAACCCCTATTGTAATCATAACCCTGTACTACCAAATCCTTTATCGTTTCTATCTTTTTCACCAATCTCTTCAACTTTAACCAAATTAACCCACATACCACACATTACCGGACATAAAACTGCTTGTGCAATTTTTTGCCCTTTTTCTATTTTAATTCTTTCATTGGTTGTGTTAAACATGATTACTTTAACTTCTCCTTGATACCCATTATCTACAGTTCCTGGTGAGTTTAAAACCATAAGCCCTTGTTTAAGTGCTAAACCACTTTTACTTCTAACTTGAATTTCATAACCTTCAGGAATATCAAATCTTAAACCCGTAGGTATTAGTTTTCTATCGTTTGCTTGAATCCAAATATCTTCAGTTGATCTTAAGTCAAATCCTGAATCAGATTCATAAGCATACTCAGGATTTTTATTGTCACTTTCATTAACATACTGTAAAGGAATTTTTTCAAACCCCATATGGTTGTTCATTTCAAGAAAATGTTTTTCCATATCTTCCATATTAATACCCATAGATTCTAACATTGACTCGGGATTAGTCATATCGATATTGTTTACATTTTCCTGCAAACTTTTTAACATGTCCATTTGTTCTTTTACTTCTTTTAATCTTTCAATCATTACTTAAGTTCTTTTAATTTTTTTATGAATTGTATTAAAACATCAACATCCTTTTCACAATATTCTGAAATTTGTGGTAAATTTTGTTCCACCCAATATGCTTGATGTACTTTACCACCTGTTACATCACCGTCTTTAGGTGTTGGTATACCCATTGTGGAACAAACTAAGTCAAGAGATCCGATAGACGTGTATGCCCCGTATTGCCATATTTCTTTTGTATCGATGGCTTTCACCTCCCAAGGCTTAGTATCGTAAGATGGTAATAACTTAGACGGTAAAATTCCGTTTATTATCGTTCTTTTTGCCAACATTGGTATATCAAAATTCTTTAGGTTGTGTCCACAAAGATAAAAATCTAATTTTTGACATCTATCTAAAAGATTTCTTACTTGTAGTAATAACTCTTTTTCGTCGTCACCTGAAAATGTTTGTTTTTTTACTTCTCCATTTTCCATAACAAATGCCATAGAAACACAAACTATTTTTGCAAATTCAGGAACAAGGGCTGATCGTTTTTTAAATACATCATCTTTAGATAAATTAATATCTTCAGGAAATCTTTTTAAAAACCAATCAAAATATTTTTCAAACTGTTCTGCAATTTCAGGACTAAATCTTTCACATGATTCTAAATCAGGACACCCACCAACGGTTTCAATGTCTAAGAATAATATTTTTGTAATAGGTATGTTTATCATTTTACTAATGTTTTATAAAGTTCTGCTCTTTCTTTAGTTACGATATTTAAATCGTATTTGTCTTTAACTGTCTCGTATAATCTTTCACCTAAGTCTTGTGCCCAATTGGGGTTATCTATTAATTTTTTTATATACTTAGCCCAATCACCGCTTCTAACTTCCTCAACTAAAAGTGCATTACCATCTGTGAATTCACCATTTTTAAGTGAGTGTTTTAAATCTATAGTGTAAGGACCAACATTAGAAGCAATTATTGCCTTTTTATAAAACCCCGCCTCGATTACTTTTAATTGAGATTTTACTCTATTAAAAATGTGGTTTTTAATGGGTGCTAAAGAAACGTCAAACCATCTATAATTTGATGCATAACTTGTAACAGGTTTAGTCCAAATACGATTATATGTTGGAAAGTTAGGGTTAACTAAATCACCTTCTTCAAATTTTATTAATTCGTCTTTTTGTTCGTTTGTGACTAATCTGTACTTATCTGTAAATATTTCTTCGTACCTTGCCCAAACAGTTTCTTCAGGTTTAATTGGTCTTTGTTTTTGTTCACCTGTCTGTTTATTAACTTCAGTCACAGTACCCCTTGTGTCAAATCCACACAGATAGACAGAAAATTTATCTTTTAAATTATTTAACTTATTAAAAGTACCATCTAAAAGTTTTAAATCATGTAAGTGAGAAGAACCACCTAACCAACCAAATCTTAACCTATCTGAAGGTTGTGTTTCAGCTTTAAATTGGGGTTCATTTGGGTTAATAGCGTTAGGTAAAACAAAAACATTTTTATTAAGTTTTTCAATTTCTTTAGCAAATAAAGAAGTTGTTGTTGTTACATAACCAGCAACTTTCAGGTTAGCCATTATTTTTTGATTTATTTTATTTTGTAAAATCAATTGATGAATAGGGTGTTCCTTTGTTGGTAACCAATAATCATCTAAATCCATAATAGTTAAAATCCCCATATTATTTAACATTTTAATAATCTGAACCGCCATATCGTAATCTTGACCAATACTTCTATGAAAATGTACTATTTGATATTGTTTCCAATAATTTAAATCATTAATTTTTGGTTCGTAATCTATGTCAACATGGAAATCGTTAGGGTAAAGGTTTTGTAACATTACATGTGGATCGACACTTCTGAATTTACCAACACCTGTCTTATCTGATGGTAATACTAATACTTTGATTTTACTCATATATAAACTTTTAATAAAATATAATATTAATAAAACAAAAAATCCACCTTTTGGGGGTGGATTTAATCGATGATGCACGATTTTTATTTTTCTAACTTTTTAATTTTTGTTACTTTACCTATGAATAAATGTTGTCCTACTTTAAACTGTATAACTTCATTTGAGTTTGAAGTGGACTCAACTAACATTCCAGCTTCTTTTAGTTCTTCTCTTACAACATCCCTAACCGTATCTCTAACAATATCCCTCAACATTGTTTTAATTTCACTAACACTAACATTTGATGATCCGTTCATTTGTTGTGGAATATTTATTTGTTCTGAAACCACTGTAGGATTATCACTTATTTTACTTGAATTTAAATTCATTAATCTTTGTGCTCCCTGTATTACCTCTTCTGAAATATTTGCCGACCCGTTAATACCGCTAGGCTGAACAATTGGTTGTTCTATCATTAATCTTTTTATTTCATCAGGTAATTTAGAATTAATAATTCTATTCTCATCTAATGGTTTTGTTGGATCGTGAAATGATTTTTGTTGTGTTTGTTCTGAAATTAATTCTTGAGGTAAATTATACTTGGCGTTAACTGATTCAAATTCTTCAACCATCGGGGCGTTAATTTTTCTTGTATCCACACTTTTTATTTGTTCAGATCTTTCCATTATTTTTTTTGAAACTGCAAGTCTTTGCATTAGTTCTTCTGCTGATGATCCCATATTACGTTATATTTTCTTCATTATCGAATTTTGCGTTTATAAAAACCCTATCCATTGATCTATCACCGTTAGGGTTATAGTTAGGTCTTACTTCACTAAAATTATCAAAGGTTGGTTTGTAAGTAAATATTTTATCCACTCTAAAGAACCTCCAACCCGGTAAATAATTACCTTCGTTTTTTTCTGACCATGAAGCGCCTTCTGTTTCCCAGGCCCTCAAAACTTGATTACCCTTTTTACTGACACCAAAACAAACGGGTTCAATTGTTCTATATCCTTTACCTCCATTATCATCACCGTCATAATAAATAATAACGACTTTCTTATTCTTAATGGAGTCCTGAATATCAGAGATAGCGGCAGCTTCTGAAATGATATTTTTTAAATTATTTAAAAGTTTCATTTAACAGTATAGTACGGGTTATTTGATGAATATTTATTTACTTTTAAATCTTCTTTTCTTTCAAAAATATCAGTAGATGTTCCGGCTTTTTGATTGTACAAATCAAAATCACCTGTACCCCTACCAATTTTATCACCATCCGCTAACGCATCAGGATGAACAGAAGAATATTTATTCTCTTCTTTAAAGTCGTTTCTTGCAAACATTTTTTTTCTTTGTTCTTCAGCTATTTGAGATAATTTATTATCTGGTTGACTAAAATCTAATTTATCTGATTGTACTGACATTATATTATTTTTTTAATTAATTTATTTATTCTTTTAACTTCTTCACTAACTGACAGTTTATCTGCGGTTGAGGAGTGTGACGCATTCATGTTAAAATTATTTTTTTCGTGTGAATCATTGTATTGATTTTGCATACCAGCATCACTTTTTATTTTTTTACCCCCATCTAAATTATTTCTCCAAACCTTTAAAACCTCATCACACCAATTTTTCATTCTATCACCACCATTTAAAATAAATGGGGCGTCTTCTTTATTACCATTATAACTATCAAACCAACTTTTTATCCTTTTTATTTGTTGGTATGTTGCAGATTTTGTCTGTCTTAATTCCTGATTTCTATTAAACCCTTCAGTATTTGAGTCCCCTTGTACCGAATTAAAACAATCATTTAAATGTTTTAATAACGTATCAGGCAAAACTGCAGTATTATTATATAAATCACTGTTCATCTTTTATCAATTTAATTAAATGGTTTAAAGAAACTCCTTGTTTTTTTGCCATATTTCTTAATGAAGTAACATTTTTTTTAAGTGTATCAGTAATTTCAATATTTTTTTCATCATCATTTTTACTTGACAAAACAATATCTTCTATGATATCCTCATTTTCATCAATGCCCTTTTCTTTTAAAATTAACCTATCTACAAAATTTTTTTTATTTTTGATTTTTTTAGGTGCTCTTTTATGTAAGTTTGGTTTTTTACCTTGTTGTATTGCTCTCTCTATTGCGTCTTCCTTACTTAAACCTAATTTTTTTTGGTAATGTTTAACTGTATCATTATAGTCCATAAACATGGTTGCCTCAAAACCAAAAGCGTCTTCCATATCAACTTCTTTAATTTCTGATTCACCATAATAACCGTACCATCCCCTTAAAAGTGGGTCTCTTGGGTTTCTTGACATACCAACTATCTTATCAGTAAATGTGATACCTTGCATAGTTGAAGCCGGATTTAATATTGGAATACTTGACGATGTCCAAGTACCGTCATCATCAATTAATTCTGTTACTTCCTCTTCTTTACTATCTTTTTTGTCTTTTTTTGTTTTAGACTTAAATATCTCATGAGTTTTACATGGCATATATTTTCTTTTACCATCCTCATTGTGGTAATGAAATCCTGAACAACCTAATGTTTTAGAAACTCTTTCTGCTCTTTCTTTAGTAGAGTATTTATATGTTTTCATAGAGTCTTTTACCTATAAATACTCGCAACAAAGTATTTATCTTAAAAAAGAATGCCTAGTCAAAATTTAAATAGTTATTATTACCCAAGATACCGAGCTAAATTAAATTATGGACAATATTTTGATTTAACTTTGGCATCTGACGAAAGAGATTACGATGAAGAAGTTGTATTCTCTACGGATGTAATTGCCGCAAATGACGGTAATAGGCTTCCAATTTACTTGGATTTAAGTTCTTCTGAATCATCACCACAACCTGTGGTAGGATTTTACGATTACATTTCGGGATCAACATTAGTTTCTAAAAATTATTATAACCCAAGTAATGTAGATTTATCTTGTTATTCTGCGTTTACTGGTTCTTGTGATGTTGGGTTGGTCGGAACCGATAATGGTTTATATCAAAAAATGTCGGGCGAAACATTATACTATTCTATGGGTATAAGAAATGACTATAAATTTCACCCATATTATAGAGACAGAAGATTTAAAATGACACCAGTAACGGGTTATACACAATCACCAAATATTAGATTTTCAGGTTTACCTAAAAATACCATTTATAACATGGTTTCAAAGTCAGAGGCAAATGTAGGGTATTACCAACAACTTTACGGAGGGTTTTATCAAGGGTTTTATAAATTATTTGGGTATGATTATGAAGTGTTTCCTGAAAGAGTTAATAAAGGATGGACAGTTGAGATGCTTTTGAAACCAAGAATAACTGAGGAGTATACTATCAATCAATCAACCGAACAATATTTAAACGATTTATACCCGAATAATTCTGGAACTTTTTTTTTCTTCGGAACTAGATCAGAAAATAAATATTATCATTTTGCAGAAGGACAACCCTCAACCGCATCAACATATACAAGAGTTACTGCAACATCAAAAAGTTTAAAAACATGTTCTTGTTCTGATACAGGTGTAACAAATTCTAATTGTGTTTATGTATATCCACAAAGCGCAACTACAGTTGTGCACAATATTGGGTGCACATGTGGCGAACCCGCTTGTGGTGAAATTGTTCCACAACCACCTATCGATCCTAAATTTGATGTTTTATCAAACGCAATGTCAATAAGGTTTAGTGGTTGCCCTGTAAATCCAAGTATCTGTGTAAAATATTTAAAAATAACGGGTGATTGTATTACAACAGGTATTTGCGAAACAACAGGAGTTACGTTCCAAACGGGATATACAATAACAGAGGTTTGTGGACCACCAATTTATGAAATATGTAATTTACCATGTTCTGCAGATACTGAGGACAGATGGGTTATGGTTAGTGCCTTATTTGAAAGATATACAACAATAGAAGACTGCGACTTATTACATTTAGGAGGTTTAGGTGATTTAAGAATAAGAACTTTCCAATCAATCCTTGATGGGGCGTCTTACAACTTAATAATGCCACCACAAACACATATAGGTTCACCAAAAGAAAATCAAATATTTAAAATTGAATTTGATAGGAAATGGTTTGATGATGCTTGGTATAGAATGGGATTACTTAAAATATATGTTAATGGTTATTTTTACATGGTGGTAGAGAATTTTGAAGAGATAATCCCAAGAGAATTAAATACTGAAAAAGAAAAACAAATAGGTGTGCCTTTTAATTTTTCATTTGGTGGGGGGACTCAAGGATTACACAACCATTTAGTTTTTTCATCAAGTACAATGACTGATGGTCCTTACATACAAGATCCTGAATTATTCCCTAATAATATTTTATCGGCGACATCATTGTCGGCGTTAACTACTGACATATTAATGGAGCAAAATTTTGGTGGGACATTTATGGGTGGGGTATCACAATTTAGGATGTATGTTGAACCATTAACAACCCCACAAATACAACATAATTTTAGGGTATTAAAAAATAGATATGACTTATTGGATTTTTGGTGTCCTAACTGTTATAGTGAAATTTCTAATGGTTTTGTGGATCCTGATTATATCGAACCTAATTATTTCGAATAAACTTTATATTTATAAAATAAAAAAATGCCATTAGTAACAAGACAATACGGACCGAACGCAAAAAATTTAAAACTATCAGTTTATGATATGGATATGAATCTGTACTACTTACAAAACTTAGGTGTAAGTGGTTTTTCATATTCAAATAATGTTTTTACTTTAACAAACCCAACAGGGGGTACAAAATCTGTTACAATAAATTCTGTAACAGGGCTTACTGTAAATGGAAATTTAACTGTAACAGGAAACACTTCATTTAAAGGATTGACAGCAACAACAATATCGGCAACAACATATCAGAATTTACCCGTAACTGCAGATACGTATTTAACTGGTGGGACATATTCAAATGGAGTTGCGACATTTACAAACAATACGGGAGGTACTTTTAATGTTAGTGGTTTTTATACTGGAGGTACACCATCTGTTAATTACACAATATATAAAGCACTCATTACGCTCAGCATGGGGACATTTACTATAAGTCAATTGGAAAACACTATTGGTGATGGTAGTAACGCAAGCCCTAATGATATAGTGTGGAATATTCCTGTTGGGACTAATGGTGTGTTAAATGCTACTAAGGCAAATGCATTTTTAAATCCAAATAAGATTTCAATTGACGTATCAAATATAACTGGAGGTGGGGTTCCATATATTTGTACCGCACAAAGGGCAACTAATAGCATAATACAAGTGCGTATTTTTTTACATGATGGTACACAAGCGTCAACACCAAATTTTTCAAACTTGCCAATAGAAATAAGAATTTATAACTAAATTAATTTTTTTAAAAAAATTATAATAAAATGTATTTTTAAAATAAAAAATGTCAAATAAAAAAATATCTGAATTACCATATATTAATGGAGGTGAAATTTCTGGAAACACTCTTGTTCCTTTAGTTACCTATTTTAGTGCTGTAACAGGAGATACTGTTCACACATATGTTTCAGATTTACAAAATTATTTAACTAGTGGTATTACTGTTAGTGGTAATTATTTACCATTAAGTGGTGGAACTGTAACAGGAGGAACAGTATTTCAAAGCGGACTAACCGCTAATACAATATCTGCAACAACATATTATAATCTTCCAGTAAGTGCTGTCACTAATGGAACGGGTATTTCTGCGACAATAAGTAATGGTCATGTAATTATAACTAACACATCTCCCGACAAAGTTGTTACAATAAGTGGAGGTACAGGTATTACAACAGGAGGTACCTACCCAAATTTTACTTTGGTTAACTCAGCTCCCGACCAAGTTGTTACAATTACAGGAGGGACAAACATACAAATTGCGGGAACCTATCCAAATTTTGGAGTTAACTTTACAGGTACAACAGGTTCCAACTTTACGGGTGGAACAGTAACAGGTGCTACTAATTTTACAAATGGTTTAACTGCAAATACAATATCTGCAACAACATACAATAATTTACCAATAAGCGGTATTACAAATGGAACTGGTATTACGTCAACAACTAGTAATGGAAATGTAACAATAACAAATACGGCTCCTGACCAAACCGTAACTATTAGTGGCGGAACAGGTATTACAACAGGAGGAACATATCCTAATTTTACTTTGGTTAACTCAGCTCCTGACCAAACCGTAACTATTAGTGGCGGAACAGGTATTACAACAGGAGGAACATATCCTAATTTTACTTTGGTTAACTCAGCTCCTGACCAAACCGTAACTATTACAGGTGGGACAAATGTACAAATTGCGGGAACATATCCTAACTTTGGAGTTAACTTTACAGGACAAACATCATTCCCTTATTTACCATTATCAGGAGGGACTGTCACTGGAGGAACTATTTTTACAAACGGATTAACGGCAAACACAATTTCTGCAACAACATATTTAAATTTACCTGTTAGTACTGATGTGTTTGTAACAGGGGGCACATATTCAAATGGAGATGCGACATTTACTAATAACACAGGAGGAACATTTAATGTTAATGGATTTTATACGGGAGACACAACAACAATAAGTTATGCTGATTTAATTACGTTGATTAATAATAGTGGATTGACGGTATCTATGTCATATTTAATAAATGATTTTGCAACTGTATACGATCAACCAGACTATTTTATTGATAATTTAACAAAAGGAACTGTAGTTACAAAAACAGGAAACACAGAACCAATTGTTGTCTTTGCTAGTTCAAATAATACTTTATACTCAGAAGCGTATCAACCAGCATATCCTAATGATATTATAAAATATGATTATACTTTTTCTAATACAGAGTATAATGGAACCCCTTCGTTTGGTAGAATTTCAGAAAGAATTGATGAGTATAATAATAGAACGGATTATGATCACAGAAACGTTGAATTCATTAGATATCAGATATATAATAAAAACTTACTTTTATCAGGAGCCATACAAGATTTTGATTGTACAACAGGTGTTGTTTCAGGTGTTAGTACTTTATTTTTAACTGAAGTGACTGTTGGTGACGTTTTAATTTTTGATACGATATCTACGTTTGGTTATGATGTTGGTGTAAGAGTATCGGCAATAACTGATGATACAACAATTTTAGTTGATGTTGATTCTAATTATACAGGAACTATATTTACAACTCAAACTTTTAGTTTTTATTCATCAACAGCAACCGGTCGTTATTACAAACATAAAGAAGAATATATAGGGCAAAATATATTATATTCTGATTATATAGAATACGAAACTTTTCAAATTAAATCTGAAATAATAAATCACGGTTACGCAACATCAATTAATAACTATATTGGTGATTATGCGTCGTTTTTTAATGTTGCAGGTAATACATTTTATTTATCAAATAACGTTATTGGTGAAGATTCGTTTTCAAACAAATTTGATTCAACTACGTTTAGTAATATTTTTGGTAATAGATTTATTAATAATAAAATAGGTTCCGTTTGTTATGAAAACATTATTGGGGGCAGGTCTGAAGATAATATAATTAATAGTTATTTAACAAATAACGTAATTGGTGCTGAGTTTAGTAATAATAAAATAGATACTAATTTTTCTAATAATGTTATAGACGGTAGATTTTTCTATAATAGAATAAAAAATAATTTTTATAATAATAATATTGGATTATATTTTAATAACAATGTTATTGGTGATGACTTTAATGGAAACATTATAGGTATATATTTTTCATCTAACACAATTGGAAATTATTTCGGAAATGGTGGTTTTTATGTAATAGGTACCGTTCAAAACATTATTGGTGATTATTTTATGTATAATAAAATCGGTAATTTTTTTGGTAACGATATGAACTTTCCTTTTTTGGGGCAGGGAACTTCAGAAGATGGTGGTAATATTATAAGTAATTATTTTTTATATAATGTAATTGGTGATAATTTTATATATAATGGTGCAAATGATGAGGTTTCTTATAATGAAATAGGTGATGAGTGTTGGTTTAATTATTTTGGAAATCAATCAAAACATAATGTAATTGGTAATCTTTTTGTTGGAAATAATGGATCATCAGGGTATCCGTCACCTATGGGTAGGTTAAATTCAAATAATTTTGGTAATTTTACGGCATTTAATGCTATTGATGGTATATTGATTAATAATAGTTTTGGTGATTATTTTGGTAATGCTGGTGCTAATATTAACACCATAACCGCAGATATGTCCAATAATATGATTGGTAATTATTTTGGTGATGATGGGACACATTTAAATGGTGGTAACACTATAATTGCAACAACAAATCAAAACACTATAAAAAATTATTTCATAAAAAATAGCGTTTATGTAGGTTTAGTAAATAATATTATAGGTAATAATTTTATTAATAACACTATAACAGATGATGGATTGGGTAGTGGGTCATTTACTAATTGTTTTGTTGGGAATGATTTTGTAGATAACAGGACTTCCGGTCATTTTATCTATAATAAGGTATGTGATGATTTATCGGGTAACGATTTCACACTAGCAACTCACGTTTATGGTTCATATAATACTAATATTTATATAAGACCTGATGGGAATTATAGATTACAGTATTATGATAATGGAGATGCACTTCAAATAGTAACAATAAATTCTTAAAAAATATTTTAATGGCTTACTGGGAATGTCAATTTTGTACAAATAATAATAAAAAAATAATACTTTATATTGGAGATGATGTAAGGGTTTTACCTAACACTGTAGTATTAACAAAAAATAGTAAATCAATTGTTAATGGTTGTTTTATTACAATACAATCAAGCAAGTTAAAAGAGAATACTGAGTATGTATTTGACGGAATTACTAAAAATAATTTATGCTCCGAATGTTTAATATTATTAAATAGTAATGACGCAGAAAAATATTATGGAGCAAAAAAAACATATCTCGAAAAATTTGAAAAATTATAATAATGGAATTTTTTATTCAACAAAATGCAACCTTACCCATATTAAAAATGGATGTAGTTAAAGACGGTAGAACTGAGTCTTGGAAAGATTTTTATAGTATATTGGATAATGCTACTTTAAGATTTTCTATGGTTTGTGAAGACGACGGCATTCAAAAAATATTTATGAACAACGCATACTTAGTTGAAAAGGAAAGAAGAAATCCTGATTCTCAGGTAGAATATTACATTTATTATAAATGGAATAGTAAAGATACGACAAAAAAGGGGAGATTTGTCGGACAATTTTCTATAATCTTAGAAAACGGGGAACTAATATCCCCAATAAAAGAAAATCTTTATATTAATATTGTTTGACAAGAGTATATTTTACTCTTATATTTAAGACGAAGGTAAATGTTACCCTTATGTGACAGCTAATAGACCAAACTTAAATTTATAACATTATGGTTCCACAGGAAGAAATTGAGCGTTTTTTACACGGTGAAGACGACGAAAAATATATCGTAGCACTCGAATACGATTACAAATCAGATAAAATTTTTAAAGTAATTCAAGATCCAATTAAAGGTAAACTTTTAAGAATGGATACTTTTATTCCATTTGCTTGGGTAGGTGATTTGAAAAGTAAAAACTTTTATAAAGGTAATAAGGATTTACAAAAAAAGGCGATGTCTGAAAATGGTATTATAATTGAAAAATTAGAAGATCGTGGAGATGAAAGACTTAAAACAGGTTTAACTTTTTTAGTAAGAACAACAAAATCATATTCAAACTTAGTTAATTTTTTTAAAGGTGGTGGACTTGATCCTTGGGGTAGGGATAATGCTGATTACATATCTATATTATCACCTGTCGAACAATACCTAATCCAAAAAAGTAAAAGACTATTTAAAGGGTTTGATGAATACGATGAAATCCACAGATTTGTATTCGATATAGAGACGACAGGATTAGACCCCAAAACAAGTAAAATATTCTTGATAGGGATGAAAGATAATCGTGGTTTTATAAAATTATTATCGGCACAAAATGAAGATGAAGAACGACAAATGATTATTGAGTTCTTTGAAACTATAGACAAATTGAAACCTTCTCTTGTTGGTGGGTACAACTCGGCATTCTTTGACTTTCCTTTTATTTTAAAACGTGCAGAAATATTAAAGTTAAACATTAAAAAAATTGCAAAAACTTTAAATCCTGATTATTCTTTAAAACAAAAAGATGGTATTCTAAAGTTAGCAAATGAAATGGAACCTTATGTTCAAACACAAATGTGGGGGTACAACATTATTGATATTGCCCATGCTGTTCGTAGAGCACAAGCAATCAATTCGGACATTAAGAGTTGGTCTTTGAAGTATATTACCAAGTTTATTGAGGCAGAAAAAGAAAATCGTGTTTATGTAGAAGGTGATAAAATCGGTAAAATTTATTTTGATAATGAAAATTATTGGATGAATAAGGAAAACGGTGTGTACAAAAAGGTTGGGGTTAATGAAAAAATAGATGAAGTGTGTTCTAGAAGAACTGATGTTTATAAACAGATAACTGGTTCAAAAATAATTGAAGATTATCTTGACGATGACTTGTATGAAACTATGGTTGTTGACGAACAGTTTAACCAAGCAAACTTTTTACTTTCTAAATTAGTACCAACTACATATGAAAGATTATCAACAATGGGTACGGCAACTTTATGGAAAATGATTATGTGTGCGTGGTCTTATAAACATAATTTAGCAATACCAAGAAAATTACCTAAAAGGAAGTTTACAGGAGGACTTTCGAGGTTACTTCAAGTCGGGTACTCAAGAAAAGTATTAAAACTTGACTACTCATCTCTATACCCATCTATTCAGTTGGTTCACGATGTTTTCCCTAAATGTGACGTAACAGGTGCCATGAAAAGTATGTTAAAATATTTTCGTGATACACGTATAAAATATAAAAATTTAGCAAGTGAATATAAAAAAAAGGATCCGAAACTTTCTGTTTCATACGACAGGAAGCAATTACCAATCAAAATCTTTATCAACGCCTTCTTTGGATCACTTTCAGCACCACACGTATTCCCTTGGGGTGATATGGACATGGGAGAACAGATTACGTGTACCGGTAGGCAATATCTACGACAGATGATTATGTACTTTATGAGTAAAGGTTATGTTCCTCTTGTAATGGATACGGATGGTGTTAACTTTGAAACTCCTGAAGATAGAGATAATTACACATATGTTGGTAAAGGACTTAACGGGTTAGTTGAGGAGGGTAAAGTTTATGTTGGTGCTGAAGCAGATGTTGCAGAGTACAACGATTTATTTATGAGAAATGAAATGGGACTCGATATTGATGGTGTGTGGCCGGCAACTATAAATGTTGCGCGTAAAAATTACGCACTTTTAACTGATAAAGGTAAAGTTAAACTTACAGGTAATACTATTAAATCTAAAAAATTACAAACATATGTTGCAGAATTTTTAGATAAAGGACTAAGAATGTTACTTGATGGTAAAGGTGGTGAGTTTTTAGATTTTTATTATGAGTATGTTAATAAAATATACAATAAACAAATCCCATTGGCTAAAATAGCAAATAAGGCTAGAGTTAAACAATCAATAGAAGACTATAAAGTTCATGTTACTAAAACAACTAAGTCGGGAAGTTTAATGTCAAGACAGGCACACATGGAACTACTAATCAATGCAGGAAAAAATCCAGGTCTTGGTGATACCATTTATTACGTTAATAACGGTGAGAAAAAATCACATGGTGACGTACAGAAGAAAACAACTAAGATGACTAAAAAAGAAATAGAAGAATATACAAACATACATGGTGCGGTACCACCTGAAATGTTGTCTAAAAGTGAGGTGATTTTAAATTGTTATTTAATTGATGAAAAGGAAATTGAAAACAATCCTGATTTATTAGGTGAGTATAATGTACCAAGAACATTGGCATCATTTAATAAAAGAATTGAACCATTACTTGTTGTTTATAGTACTGAAATTAGAAAAGACATTTTAATAGAAGATCCCAAAGATCAACCAATATTTACTAAATCTCAAACCGTAATGGGTAGGGGTTATCCGATGAAGGAAAAGGATCAAGATAAATTAGATGAGGTATTAACATTATCTGATATGGAAATTAAATTTTGGCAGAGTGTCGGTATAGACCCATACTACATGTATATTGACGACACTATTGAATTAGTTGATTCTGAAAGAGTAGAAAATAACAAAAGAGTAATGTTAGAAAATAAATTTAAAAATGAGATTGACGATGACGATATATATGAATTTGACGAAGACGGGGATTTGATGTCGTTAGTATTTGATTAATTATTTTTTAATCCGTCAGACGATAATATATACCAACCACCACCAATAAATTTAAATTCAACACAAGAACCTTTATCTAATTCTACTTCTTTATATTCATCATCAATTAGCTTGTCGGTTTTTACTAAAACATGAGTTAAAGATTTAATCACAACGTGATCGGTTTTTGTTTCATCTAATGTTAATTCACAAAAATCAACATCTTTTATAACTATCACATATTCACCATCAGTTGTATACTTTTTGTTAGTTACAACTGATGAGTCTGAAGTTAAAATTTCAAAACCGTTTATTATTCTTTTTGATGGTTGATTTCTAAATACTGCCATAAAATTAGATTACATTATAAGGACTTGTAAATGCTCTGAATTTTAATAATTTATTTAAATTTTCTGCCTGCATTGCTTTTGCTTCCATTAGTTTTTCAGGTCTCAATCTTTCAAGTCTTAATTTAAGTTCTTCTTGTAATTGGGTTTTTTCATCCTTAGCTTCTGTAGACAACGATTGATATTCCAAAGTCAATTCAGAATCGGGAGTTTTTAAATTACCACTAAATTTACCTCTTACTCTTGCAAGGGTTTCTTTACAATATGCAGTAAACCATCTACGTACCCATGTTTGTGCAGGATAATTTAATTTATCCCATCTAAGTCTCTCAACAGCAACATCCGAAGGGAGCCTGATAACATCAGGATTATTTGCTAAACAATCCTCTCTATCACAAGTATCATAGTACCAATACCAAACTCTATATTCATTTCTTTTTATATTACCAAAATCAAATTTACCTCCAGGTACATTATATAAATGTAATGCTTTTTTACCTTCAGGAAGTGCGGTAACTCTATATGTTAAATCACCTGTAATTACTCTTCTTTTTAATTGGATGTCTGCCATTCTCAAAAGTATGTCAAATGCTGGCGTAATTGCGTAATTACCTGTAGTACCCATTTGTGAAAAACCGGCACCACCACCTAATCCGATACCACCAAAACCACCAAAACCACCCATAAATGGATCGAAGTATGCTGCATCTAACTCGGATCTTGCAAACCAAAGTAGTTCATTCATTTCTCGACATTTTGGAATTTCGTAAATCTGTTGGTTTGGTACCAAGTCGATGTAATCTTTTTTCAAAACCCAATCACCACCGGCTTGTAAACCAACAATTTTTGAATAAGCATATGTGTATTGGGTTTCCCAATTCATATCTCTTGTCGTCAACGCCCTTGCTATTGATTGTTCTTCAACATTTAATCCAGCAACAGAAGCCCACTGAGATTCAATCAACCAATCTTGGACTGCTTGTTCGTAGTCTTCGATTGAAAGTTCTAATAATGAGTCCATCATCTCATCTTCAAGTTCCACTCCGCGTAGAGGTGCACCCAAAAGATTTCTAATTCTTTTGTACATCTTACTTCTTTCAGGTTCTGTGATAATTACAGTAGTTGACATATGATATTTTTTATATAAATATCTTATTAATCTACTTTATTTAATTTTACTTGGGTTGAGTATAAATCAGAAACAAAATCCCAATTAACTACTTTCCAAAAATTGTGAATATATCTATCCCTTTCATTTTTATATTTCAAGTAGTAAGCGTGTTCCCATAAATCTAAACCTAATAATGGATATGATTTATTACTCCCCTTTAACATTAAAGGATTATCTTGATTTGGTGTTGTAATAATTTTGAGTCTATTTGATTTAGTAACTACTAACCAAACCCAACCAGATCCAAATCTTGATTTTGATTCCTCTTCAAATTTTTCTTTAAATTTATCAAAAGAACCAAAAGTAGATTCAATTTTATATAACAATGGATTTTCTAATTTAGTTTTTTTAGGGGTTAACATTTTCCAAAAAAGAGCATGATTAAATGCTCCACCACCATTGTTTCTAACTTTAGTGTTGAATTTTGATATTCCCGTTACTATTTGTTCTAAATCTAAGTCTTTACCTTTTATTTTTTCTAATTCCAAATTTAACTTCTCAACATAACCTTTATAGTGTTTGTTATAGTGAGTTTTCATTGTTTCCCCATCAATAAAAATATCTAAATCATCATATTCGTATGGTAATTTGTCTATTGAAATTTTTTTGATTTCAGAAATTATAGATTCACTCAATAGTGAATTAGGTTTTAACTTTGACTCTAATAAATTTATTTTTTGATTGTAACTTTTTAATATCATAAATATAAATATCACCTCTTATTAGAAATCATATTTAACATTTCTTCAATTGCGGATGCGTCATCAATAATGTCATCACCCATTACTGTAGATATTATTTTTTTCTTTCTATTTAAAATATCATAAATCACACCTTCGATAGTGTTTTCAAAAAGCGGATAATAAACTGATGTTGAATTTTTTTGTCCTATTCTATGTGATCTGTCTTCTGCTTGTGCGTGTTCTGCAGGTACAAATGATAAATCATTCATAATAACCGCTTCCGCCGACGTTAAAGTAATCCCAACCCCCGCGGCTTTTAAGTTACCAACAAAAACCTTTATTTTATCATTATCTTGAAAATCATCTACTGCTTTTTGTCGATGAGGTTTAGAACATGAACCATCTAAATAAACTGCTTGTTTTCCAAAATGTTCATAAATGGTTCTTAATGTATCTGTAAAATTTGTAAAAATAATAACTTTTTTCCCTTGTTCTATAATGTTTTCCGCTAACTCAATTGTGTTTTTTACTTTTTCTTCGGCAATTACTTTTCTTACTTTCATTAATTTACCAAATTGAATTGTTAAAGATGACGACTCTTCTGAATTATTATCATACCAATTAAAATATTCACCCATTAATTCTTCATAATCTTTTGATTTTAATCTCAAATATACGGGTGTGATAATTTTATCAGGTAAATCTAACACGTCTTCTTTTAGTCTTCGTAAAATATGAGACTGAGTTCTTTCTCTTAATTCATCTAAATTAGACGCACCTGTTACGTTCCATACTTTTCTTTTCCCAACACTAAATTGAAACCCATTACAATATCTTCTTGCATAAGACATCCAATTTGCTGCCACAGGACTTTCAACTAAACTTAAAAGATTATAATAATTCATTGGTCTTGATGTCATTGGGGTTCCTGTTAATAACCAAACTCTATTAACTTTACTACATAAATCATTTACAATTTTTGTTCTTTGTGCTTGTGGGTTTGATATCATATGAGCCTCGTCCATAATAACCAAATCAAAATTTGAATTTAGGATTGTGGACTCTTCTTTCTTTTTTGGATCGTGAAAGTTTTTTAATATATCGTAATTAATTATAACAAAATCAGACTCACTTGAAAATTTTTTACCTTCTGCAATATATACGGTTCTATCTGAATAATTTTCAATTTCACGTTGCCAATTTATTTTTAAGGACGCAGGACATACAATTAATATTTTTTTATCACCTGTTTCAAGTGCCGATATTATTGTTGAGGTAGTTTTACCAAGCCCCATATCATCAGCCAAAATAAACTTTTTGTTTCTAACAAGTTTTTCAATAGCTTCTTTTTGGTGTTCCATTGGTGCTCTGTGATTGTATTTAGAATATTCAATAACTACATTTTTAACTTCATTGTCTTTTATAAGTGCAGTTTTTGGTACCCAAAAATCGTGTAGAGTTTCTCCACTAAATATTTTACCCCAAATGTGATATGATTTATCTTTTTCAACTAATAGTTTTTCAACATAAATTTCTGATGGTTCTTTTGTGTACATTTTATCTTCCATCATCTTTTTTCCAAAATATGAATCAAGTTTAACCCATTTTTTTGCAACCTTCGGTATTCGTCCGTGAAAGTTAATAATATATTCTGCTTGAGATCTTGTGGGGGTAAAAGATTTACTATTTTGTTTTTTGTGTTTTAAAGCCAAGATATAATTATTCGAACCATCATAGTCATCTAACATTTGAAGGGCTCTTGTCTCGGGAGTTTTTGAAATTAATTCTTCCATTATATTATAAATAAAAATAGTAAATATTATAAAAAAATCAATCAAAGTATTTATTAATATGTCACAGAATAAAGTTCCAATTACACGCTTAAATAAGTTTTTTTCAGAAGAAGACTTTGATTTAGATATTTCTATGGGAGATGAATGGCTTGGTGGGGATATGAATTTCACTTTAGTTTTATATAGAGTGGATAGACAAAGAACAAATAATGATGATGTTTATGGGGAGGCGTTAAAAGATGCGATACAATTTTTACCTCCTGTCGAATTTAAAGGGTATGTTCAAGTCGAGTCTCCTGCAAACACCGATTACGGATCATCAAAATTATCCCAAACTGAACCTGGTAATTTAAAGGTTGGCGTATATCAGAAGGAATTAGATAATTTAGGTATTGAAATTTCTTATGGGGATTACATCGGTTACTATGAAACTGAAACTAGAGTGAGATACTATTCTGTTGTTAATGACGGACGTGTTACTTCAGATAACAAACACACTTATGGTGGTTATAAACCATTCTATCGTTCAATAATAGGGGCACCTGTTAATGATAATGAATTTAAAGGAATTTAATAATGGCATTACCAAAAAAAATAAAAAAACATTTACCTTTAATTCCTGAAAAAGTAGGTAGGGAAAGAAGACAACAAATGCTTGATGATATCACTGATGATGGGACTTTTTTACCTAAAGGGGTGTTACATGCTGATTTGGATCTTGGGATGTTAGATTTTGTTAAAGATAAATTAAAATTAGTTGTTAGTGAAAAAAATGTCCCGACGATAAATAAAATAATAACAAATCAAAATTGGAGTCAGTTTGTTGAAACTTGGAATTTTCAAGATTTAGATAAAAATATAACATTGCCATTTATTGCTACGGTTAGAATGCCAGAAGTAAAATATGGTACGTTTCAAGGAGGAGCCGCAAACATACCAAACAGAAGACAATTCTTTTATTATACAGTACCCACTTGGGATGGACAAAGGAAAGGGGCTGACGTATATAAAATACCACAACCAATACCGGTGGACATTACTTATAATGTAAAATTGTTTTGTAATAGAATGAGAGAAATAAATGAGTTTAATAAAATTGTTATGCAAACTTTTACCTCAAAGCAAGCATATCAACAAATTAAAGGACATTACATTCCAATTATATTAGATGATGTTTCAGATGAATCCGCAAAAGAGTTGGAAAAAAGAAAATACTACATTGCTAATTATAAATTTACAATGAAAGGGTTGTTAATTGATGAGGAAGAGTTTCAAGTTTCTCCAGCAATTACAAGACAAGTAACTATGTTTGAGGTAGACACAAAGGTTAGAATTAAAAAAGTTATAAATAATCCGCCAAGTCCCAACTTTTTCGATTTGAATATTGAGTTAGTTAGTGGTATAACACAAATAAGCGAGGTGTTTAGATATACCGCAGATATTAAAGTAGAAAATACAATTAATATTTCATCGTATTCTGTTTATATTAATAACAATTACGTTGGTGATGATTTATCAACTATACAGATTAATGATGGTGACACTTTAAAAATCATTGTAGTTAAAATAGACGGTACTCAAGATGGTATTATTAATACCACAACATATTTAGTTTAAATTGTATCACCATATATATCTTTTTTCTTTTCACAAGTTTTTTTAATTAAAGATTCTAAAAATTTATACATCTTTAAATTATTTTCGTCACAATACTTTTTTAGTATTTCATGTGATTCTACTGATATTTTTATGTTTTTTATCTTTTTCATTTTTATTATTTTATACGGGTAGAAAAAAGGTAGAATTTTTTCTCACCACATAATAAATATTCTTGAAATGTAAAGTTTTTTGGTTTTTTTCGTGGTATTTATATAAAAAAATAAAACCATAAATAAAAAATAAAGAAAAAAATGGCATCATCAAACAAAGTTTTCGTTTCACCTGGAGTTTATACTTCAGAAAGAGATTTAACTTTTGTTGCACAAAGTGTAGGTGTAACAACTTTAGGTTTAGCAGGTGAAACCCTTCAGGGTCCAGCCTTTGAACCGATTTTTATAACTAATTTTGACGAGTTCCAAGTATATTTTGGGGGAACTAGTCCTGAAAAATTTGTTAACACTCAGATTCCTAAATATGAATTGGCATATATAGCAAAAGCATATTTACAACAATCAAATCAACTTTTTGTAACAAGAGTTCTTGGATTGTCAGGTTATGACGCTGGACCATCTTGGTCTATAACTACAATAGGTAATGTTGATCCGGCAACTATCGCAGCAACAGGAGTATCATCAACGGTATTAACATTTACAGGAACTACAGGAACAAGTTCTAATGTTACATACAACATGTCAGTACCTTCTATTATAAACGTTAATAATAATTTTTATAATACATATACTGAGTTTAATGGAGGTACATCAACAATCGATCAAGATTTAAGAACTTACATTTCAAATCAAATTAATTTATTCGCATTAGGATCGGCATCAACAGGAACAACAGCGTTGTTTTGGGGTACTGTAAGTGCAGGGACATTTAACTTAGTAACGGGTACATCTTTAAACGGTACAGGAGTAATAAGTGCTTATACAGAAAATTTTGGAGTTAATAATGTTAATCTTTCGTTAGCGAATTTATCGGCAACAACTAATGATGCTTGGTACTACGCATTATTTAATTATTCACAAATTAACGACGTGAGTTCTTATTATGGACAAGGTTTTGGTGCGGCACTACAATCATTAAGTGGTTCAGGTGGTAACTTCTCAGGTTCTTGTGTTTTCTATAATACTAACTATTCAGGTACACCTTATTTAGATTATGACGATTTAGTTGTTGCTACTTTAAGGTCAAGAGGTATCTCTAATTATAGTGCAACACAGGCAGGACCTAATTATGAAGTTACAGGAACTACCGATGTACAAATGTTATGTACTGGTTCATATTCCGCAGTTACTAAAAATCCATATGCACCATTCCTTATTTCAGGGGTTACATATGACGGAGACAACTTTGAATTCCAAACGTCAATGTTATCAACAGATAAAAACTTTATATCTAAAGTATTTGGTAGAAGTAATTTTGGTAAGGATAGAACTGAGGTTCCTCTTTTTGTTGAAGAGACTTATACAAGTTTATTAACAAGTGGTTATAGAGCAGGTAAAATTAGAGGTTTAGATTGTGATATTATTGAATTACCAGGTGCTAGGTCATTAAACACCCAATCAATAGGGTTTTATTTAGAACAATATCAAACACCAGAAACACCATTTTTAGTTTCAGAACTTAGAGGTAATAAAGTTTATAAACTTTTTAAGTTTGTTTTAATTTCTGATGGTAACGCGGCTAACAGACTTGTAAAAATGTCAATTGGTGGTATATCATTTAATAATAGTACTTTTGATGTTTTTATTAGAGATTTTTATGATACTGATCAAAACCCAAGAGTTATCGAAAGTTTCACTAACTGTTCTTTAGATCCAAGTCAAAACAACTACGTGGCTAATAAAATTGGTACGTCTAATGGTGAATATCAAGTTAAGTCTAAGTATATTATGTTAGAAATGTCCGATGAAGCACCTACGGATGCACTACCTTGTGGTTTTGAGGGTTATGTATTTAGAAGATATTCAAATGCAACATCACCTTTCATCATTTATAAAACAAAATATAACCAACCTGGTGACGTACTTTTTAACCCACCTTTTGGTTCTTCTAATGGTGGAGATAATCCTGTGATTTCAAGTGGTGAAAACCCAAGAAAGGCTTATTTAGGTATTTCTAATATCACTGGTATTGATTATGATTTCTTTGAATATAAAGGAAAACAATTACCTGCTAATTTAGGTACAGATACTACGGGACCATCTTGGGGTTATTTAACAAAAGGTTTCCACATGGATAGTGGGGCAACTGTAGTTACAATTGCTAATGGTTATGTAACATCTGGACAGTCAGCATTTGAAGTGGGTGTCGGATCATTTAATTCTGAACCTACTGACAGCTCAAGTCCATATTATAAACTTAATACTCGTAAATTTACAGTATTAGCATATGGTGGTTTTGACGGTTGGGATATCTATAGAGAATATCGTACAAATTCGGATACATTTGCATTAGGACAACCAGGATTTAAATATGGTGCGGAAGCTAGTATAACATACCCTACCGCAACAGGTTGGGGATCGTTTAAGGCTATTTCAGGACCTAACCAAGAAAATTGGGCAAATACTGACTTTTACGCATACAAATGGGGACAAAATACTTTTGCAAATCCTGAAGCAACAAATATTAATGTATTCGCAACACCAGGTGTTGATTACGTAAATAATTCAAATTTAGTTGAGGACGCTATCGATATGATTGAAACTGATAGAGCAGATTCTATTTACATCTGTACTACCCCTGACTTCGATTTATTTTTACCAACATATAATGATATAGAAGAAGGTTTGATTTTCCCTCAACAAGCAGTAGATAACTTAGAAGAGACGGGTATTGATTCTAACTACACCGCAACATACTACCCTTGGATATTAACAAGAGATTCGGTTAATAACACTCAAATCTATATCCCACCAACATCTGAAGTTGTTAAAAACTTGGCATTAACTGATAACATAGCATTCCCTTGGTTCGCATCTGCAGGTTACACAAGAGGTTTAGTAAATGCTATTAGAGCAAGACGTAAGTTAACTCAAGATGATAGAGACACCTTATATAAAGGTAGAATTAACCCAATAGCAACTTTCTCTGATGTAGGTACGGTTATTTGGGGTAATAAAACTTTACAAATTAGAGAGTCTGCACTTGATAGAATTAATGTTAGAAGATTATTGTTACAAGCACGTAAATTGATTTCAGCTGTGGCAATTAGATTATTGTTCGAACAAAATGATAATAAAGTAAGACAAGACTTCTTGGATTCAGTTAACCCAATTCTTGACGGTATTAGAAGAGATAGAGGTTTGATTGACTTTAGAGTTACTGTTTCTAACACACCTGAAGATTTAGATTCAAATACATTGACAGGTAAAATCTTCTTAAAACCTACAAGAGCGTTAGAATATATAGATATCGAATTTGTTATCACACCAACAGGAGCATCTTTTGACGATGTATAAATAAAAAATAAAATGTGGGGAGTAGAAATATTCCCCACTCATATATTTATAAAATAAAATAACTATGAAAATAGAAAAAAAAATTATTAAAGAATCTATTGGTGACATTCAAAAGAGTCCTAAAACTTTTTCAGAAAAAAAACAAAACATTGTTATAACTGAAAAACAACTTGAGAAATTATTAGAGAAACTTAAAAAGTAATGGACATTAGAAAACACGTATTAAATTATGTCAGACGTAGAAATATTAATGAGGGGATAACTTCAGAGGGTACTCCTGATTCTAAATATTATGCATTTGACTGGGACGATAATATTGTTTTTATGCCAACAACCATTATTTTAATGACTGAAAATGATGAGGAAGTCCCTATGTCAACCGAAGATTTTGCTGAACATAGACACCAAATAGGAAGTGAACCTTTTCCTTTTAAAGGAACCACAGTTGTTGGTTACGCTCCCGACCCATTTAGAAATTTTGGAGTTATGGGGGACAAAAGATTTATTATAGATGCGATGTCTGCAAGTCCTGGACCTTCTTGGAATGATTTTGTAGAATGTATAAATGGGGGTTCAGTATTTGCAATTATTACAGCAAGGGGACATAATCCAGAAACATTAAAAGAGGCTACACTTAATTATATTTTATCAAACCATAACGGTATAAACAGTAGTGAAGTTGTTAAATCTTTAAAGTTATATAGAAATTGGACGGACAACCCAATTGACGAATCGGTTGATTTAAAATTTAACGATAAAGATATAATAATGGAGTATTTAGATTTATGTCGTTTTGAACCTGTTACCTTCGGTGAAGGTAGTGCTGCCAACCCTGAAGAAGGAAAAATTGTTGCAATGAGAAAATTTATTAGTTATTGTAAAGAAATGGCTAATGAAATTGGAAAAAAAAGTTACTTCAAAAATGATATTAGTAATGACGAAATAATCCCTTTTATTGGTTTTTCAGATGACGACCCTAAAAATATTGAGAAAATGAAAGATTTTATAGAAAAAGAATATGAAGAAAAACCTATAAGAATGTATTTAACTAAAGGAGGAGAAAAAAAAGAAGTTTAATAATTAAGTCCGGTCTAATAGAAGGATAATTTTAAACCAGAAAAAAGTAAATAGAAAAAAAATAAAACAATAGATATTTATAAATAAATAAAACAAATTAAAAAAATAAGACATGGCTGATTTATTAATGAAAATGCCCTTTCAGTACGAACCTAAAAGAAAAAATAGGTTTATATTGACATTCCCATCTTCTTTGGGGATTAACTCGTGGTATGTTGAGTCAACCACAAGACCTAAAGTTACAATAAAAGATGTTGAGATTCCATTCTTAAACACTTCTACATATGTTGCGGGACGATTCAATTGGGAATCGATGGATGTTACCTTCCGTGATCCAATTGGACCATCGGCATCACAAGCTCTTATGGAGTGGGTTCGTTTACACGCTGAATCAGTAACAGGACGTATGGGTTATGCTGCGGGTTACAAAAAAGACATTGACTTAGAAATGTTAGACCCAACGGGAGTTGCTGTCGAAAAATGGATTCTACAAGGAGTATTTTTAACTAGTGTTGATTTTGATTCATTAGGGTATAGTGAAGACGGACTTATTACAGTTAAAGCGTCACTTAGACCTGATAGATGTATTTTAGTTTACTAATACAAATATAAAAATAATTTTAAGAACCTCACTAACAAAGTGGGGTTTTTTATTTACATAGAATATTTATCATTTATTTTTTAAGAAAAAATTATTATGGATCAATCTACAATTTATGGACAACAAGATTTTAACTTACCACATGACGTAGTTAAATTACCCTCAAAGGGAATATTTTATAAACCAAAAAAAGAATCTTTAAAGGTTGGTTATTTAACTGCCGCTGATGAAAACTTATTATTATCACAAAACACACCTAAAGACGGTTTAGTTACATCACTTCTAAGAAATAAAATTTATGAACCAGGATTTGACATTACTCAAATGATAGATGTTGATGTACAGGCAATATTATTGTATTTAAGGAACACTTCATTTGGACCTGAATATAATTTTAGAATAACCGATCCCATAACCAACAAGGAATTTGAAGCGATTATAAAACTAGATGAGATTGATTATAAGACTGTTCAAAATTTACCAGACGCTAATGGACATTTTACTACTGTTTTACCTAAGACAAATAAAACAGTTGTTTGTAAATTATTAAATATAAAAGAAAATAATGAATTAGATGATTTATCTAAAGGATATCCACAAGGAATGGTAGTACCTATTATAACAAAAAGACTTGAAAAACAAGTGGTTGAAATTGATGGGGAAACTGATAGATCAATAATATCTACATTTATTAATCAAATGCCTATTTCTGATTCTAAACACCTTAGAAAATTTTTAAGAAACTCTGAACCAAAAATGGATTTAACAAGAATTGTAACAGCCCCGTCAGGAGAAAAAGTACCCGTTGAGGTAACTTTTGGGGTTGAGTTTTTTCGGCCTTTCTTTGAGTTATAAAACAATGTTAATGGATGAAATATTTTATTTAACTAAATATGCTAATTTTTCATATTCAGATATTATGATAATGCCTACTTATGAAAGAAAATATTTTATAAATAAGCTTATTGAAGTTCATTCTAAAAAAGACTAATCTTTGATATTTATTTTAAAAATATAATATGTGGTTATTTGTAGAAAGTGGAGATAAAAATGCCGAAAATTTAGCGACTTCTCAGTCAACAATAGAAAACTTAAACACAGCATACGAATCATTTAAACAAAATGTTGC